AGCCGTATGGTGCACCAACTATCTCCACCAGCGATACGAACACAATGACGAAGAGCGATTGTGGTTTGCGTGGTTGTATGGTAACACATATCAACTACCAACTGCATGGGTTCTCAAGAATGAGTTCCCAGATTATGAACTCGCCACTGTGGATCGTATTCGCTGGTGGAATAGTCACAACTATAAAAGACTGAGATACCAAACAGATACAAAGTGGAACAAGGGTCATTTGCCAGCCATGTTCGAATCTTATCAAGAGTTTATTGGCAATAGAACACAACGAGAAGTTTTGGAGAATTATTATGGCGACAATGAACAACAAACTTTCGACAACCTTTGGAATAATCTTAAAAACTCTCTTTACAAATTTGGTCGTTATTCCACTTGGTTTTATCTTCAGCATCTCACTCATACTGCTAACATTAAGTGCGTACCTACTTCTCTCATGCTTGACGATTATTCTGGCTCTCGTTCACATCGCAATGGTTTGCATTTCGCCCTCGGGCAAGATGACAAATACGATTCAAAACTTACTTCATCAGAGTGCAATGACCTTGAAAGTGAAGCGAAAGACATTCTTGAAGAAACAAGAGGAAGATTTCCTGAACTCAAATTACAGATAGATTTCTTCACCATGGAGACTTGCCTTTGTTCGTTCAAGAAAATTTTTCGTGAACACCATGGGCGATATCTTGGATATTATTTGGATCGTCAGTCTGAAGAAATTCAGCAAGCAGAAAAAGATGGCTGGACTGGTATTGAATGGAATGTTCTATGGCAAGCAAGAAACGAAACTCTTGATGCAAGACTTGCAATTCACAACGCAGTCATCAACAAAGAAAAGTTTACTTCTTATGTAAGAAGTGGTAGAATAGATCGTCTTGAGTGGATGTTTGACGACGAAACCTCAGTACAACAAGGACTAGAAGCATTATGGTAAAAGTGATTGCAATGGGTGGTGAACCAGCAACTGGCAAGACCACTCTGATGTTTCGATTGATTTCAATGGCTGATGATTGGCAAGTTGTAAAGCCGCAGAAGTTACTTGACGCAATGTATTCCAAGAAATTGAATCTGTATATTCTTGGTAAGTATGCAAACGATGGTAATGTGTTTCAGGGAACAGATCGTTTGTCTATGGCTGTTCAACCAGACGCAGAGAAATTCTTTTCTGAACTATGGTATGAAGAAGGTGCGAAGACAAATGTTATCTTCGAAGGCGATCGTTTGTTCAATGGTAAACTTCTGGACAAACTCTCAGAATGGTTTCCGAATTCATTTAAGGTTCTTGTTCTAACTGCATCACATGATACCAAAGAACAAAGACATGTCGATCGTAAGGATGATCAAGATGATAAGTTTAAGAATTCTCGTGCGACAAAAATCTCGAATATCATGGGGTCGCTGACGCTCATGGACTATATAGAGACAATGGTCAACGAAAATCTCGATGATCAAACTAAAATTCTTGAATACATTAAGAAATTTTATAACTGGAGTGAATAATTATGCAATTAGAAGTCCCTATTGAGAAACTACGATCATACAAGTTATTCGTAGCAACCCCAATGTATGGCGGTGCTGCTCACGGCATGTATGTAAAGTCTTGCCTAGATCTGCAATCTGTTTGTTCGCAGTATGGCATTGAAGTTCGTTTCTCGTTTATTTTTAACGAATCTCTCATTACTCGCGCTCGCAATTATCTTGTAGATGAGTTCCTTCGCGCAGAAGGTTTCACTCATATGCTCTTCATCGACGCTGACATTCATTTTGATCCACGAGATGTGGTTGCGCTTCTTGCGCTCGATAAGGATGTAGTCGGTGGTCCGTATCCGAAGAAGTCCATTAAGTGGGGCGCAATTAAGGAAGCCATCAAGAAGCATCCTGATATGGCTGTTTCTGAAATGGAAAAATTGGCTGGTGATTTCGTTTTCAATCCAGTTCCTGGCACTGAGAAGTTTAGTGTTGCTGAACCAGTTGAAGTTCTTGAGATTGGCACTGGCTTTATGTGCATTAAGCGTGAGGTGTTTGCTCGCTTCAAGGATGCATATCCAGAGTTGCGTTATCGCCCAGATCATGTCGGTCAGGCAAACTTCGACGGCACTCGTTACATTCATGCATACTTTGATACAGTCATTGATCATGGTCGTTCTGACCGTTATCTCTCTGAAGACTATATGTTCTGCCAATGGTGGAGAAAGATCGGTGGTCAGATTTGGCTCTGCCCATGGATGAAGACACATCATATTGGAACATATGCATTCACTGGTGATATGCCAGCCGTTGCCAATTTCGTCGGATCTCTATAATCATTTATGATTGTTGGACTCGTAGGCTTCATTGGAGCAGGGAAAGGCACAGTCGCAGATCTCTTGGTAGATCGTCACGATTTCTTCAAAGAGAGTTATGCAAATAGTCTTAAAGATGCATGCTCAATCATCTTTGGTTGGAATCGTGAGATGCTTGAGGGAAATACGCCAGAGTCAAGAGCATGGCGTGAGCAAGATGATCCTTGGTGGTCTCAAAAACTCGGTAAACCATTTTCACCAAGATTAGCACTCCAGCTAATGGGCACAGAGGCAGGGCGGGATGTTTTCCACCCTGACCTCTGGGTTCATACTGTAATGCGCCGCTGTGAACAAGCACCTTGGAATAATTATGTGATTGCTGATGTGAGGTTTCCAAATGAAATCAATGCTATTAAAGAGTCTGGGGGCACTGTTGTTCGTGTTCGTCGCGGCGATGACCCTGAGTGGTTTTCTTTGGCTCGGGAATGTAATCTATTTTCTAATCTAGATGTGATGCGAAATGCATACCCAGAAGTACATTACTCTGAGTGGGCTTGGATTGGTTCGCATTATGATATTGTAATGGATAATAATTGTAGTTTAGATGAGTTGAAGACAAGGGTTGACAAATTAGTCGATTCATTATATAATAATCGTGTTGAGCAAATTGAGGATTTAAATTATGAAACTTTCTGAAGGCACAGTGGCAATTCTTAAGAACTTCTCTACTGTAAACCAAAGTCTACAGTTTAAGGCAGGAAATACTCTTAAGACCATTTCTCCACTTAAAACTATTTTCGTTGAAGCGACGGTTGAAGAAAACTTTCCCAAAGAGTTTGCTTTGTATGATTTGAATAAGATCTTGGCAAAGATTTCTCTTTACAAAGATGCTGACCTTGGCTTTGATGATGACAAGATCAATATCAGCACTGAGAACAAGAAGAAGTCTGACTACATTAAGTATTGTTCCCCGAAGATTATTGTCACACCACCCGAGAAGTCAATCACCTTTGGTGATCCCGACTGTTCATTCAGTCTTTCGCAAGAAGATCTCGCTTGGATGCAGCGATCGGCTGGAATCTCTGGTTCACCAAACTTTGTGTTTGAGAGTGATGGCGCAGTTATTAACTTTATTGCGACAGACATTAAGGATGATTCTGCTGATCAATCTAAGATTGAGATTGGAACCAGCGAAGGTGCGAAGTTCCGCATCGTTATGAAGGTAGAAAACTTTAAATTGATTGATGGTTCCTATGATGTGTCTATTGCAAAGAAGGGCATGGCTCGATTCAAGCACAAGACAATTAACATTACTTACTACATTGCGATTGAAGCAGCAAACTCAACTTTCGGTGAGGAAGAATAATCATGGCTATCGATAAAGCAAAGGTTCTCGGATGTCTCCAAGAGATCTCCAATTCTCTCACTCGCGTTGAAGCAGAACGAGATTTGATTCGCGAAATTTTGCAAAAAATGCAAGATGAGTGTGAGATTCCAAAGAAGTTGGGTCGTAAACTGGCGAAGACTTATCACAAGCGTAACTATGAGGAAGAAGTTGCTGAGCAGAGCGACTTCCAATCTATTTACGAAACAGTGGCTAAATAAGTCTATTGGGGTGCGGCGTTCATTGCCGACGGTACTATCCGCCAGACTGCTCATCGTGAGGGTTCACCTCCTCCACCCCATTCTCTCTTATGTCAAAACAATATCGTAAATCAATAGGATTTACAAATAAAAATAAATGTTTTGCTTTTCTGAAAGCAAAAGACATTGTTTGCATAGATTGGAATCGATTAGACTTATACAACCAGAGACTAATTGATGTAGGTGTGCGAATACAAAAACAACTATTAGTTCCTAATGATATGTCTGTTCAAGAATTTATCTTGGATTCTTTTCGTATCATGAAAGAATATCAAATTATCGAGACCTTGAACAATAATGGTAGATCAAATGAAGATGTCTATTACAGTTGGATGCTTGGATATTTAATAGAAACCTTGTTTGTTCCCTTTGTTCAAAAAGAACTAAAATTAAACACTGTTGTTCGAACAGGCGGTGATAATCTGAAATGTCCAGAAAATTTTAAAAGAGTTAGCAATTCAGATCTTACCGATCCCACACAGAATATTGTGGTTGATGTTCAATGCGGCAATGGAGATGGTGATACACATATTAAAAAATCTAAAGTTGACTTCGCTGTGAATAATGGGTATAATGGATATGTGTTTACGATTGGTTTAGGCACTGGTTCTTACGGTGTAATAAATCTAAATGATTTAGAACATGCTGAATTTATACCACATGAGCCTTGGGAAAACGCACTTTGCTGGACAGCCCCAAACAATATATTTAAACCTTGGCACAAATAATGAGGAATTTATATTATGCATAAATCTGAATTGCCTATTCTGATCATAATTCTATTGACCGCAATTTTCGCTCTTGTAAACACACACTTCCATTGGATTCCGTATTCTTCACCTCCAGTCATATTGATGCTGGGCATTGCACTTTATTCATTATGGGAGCACAAGTATGGCAACAAGGCGTAATTTCTTCAAGTATCTTGGACTTGCTGGTGGTGTTGCAGCAGGTGGTGCTGTCGCTGCCGCTTCTGTTCTTCCGAATACAGAAAGCAAAGAGGTTGTAGATGAGATTGCCAAAAATAAGGGCACATCACTTTCTTTTCATACAACATATGGTGAAGAATTAAAGGAGCCTATGCGCCTTGATAGTAGCGGCGCATTGTATCTTGGTACATCGGCTCCATCGCAAAAATTATATGTCTACGAACCAAAATATGTTCCTGGAACGAGAAAAGATGTTATTGTTGGTTTGAAGCCAGGACCTGATGGTGAATTGTACTTGAAAGTGAACGGGAAATGGCGTAAAATAGTAACTGAGTGACAAGGAGTTTTATATTATGAATGAAGTGTTGTTTGTTGAAAAATACCGTCCTCATACTATTGCCGATTGTATTCTTCCAGAGGAATATAAAAGCACTTTTCAGTCGTATGTAGATCGCAAGGAGATTCCCCATCTCCTTCTCTGCGGTGGACCAGGCACTGGTAAGACTACAGTCGCAAGAGCACTGTGTGATGAGATTGGTTGCGACTATTTGATGATCAACGGTTCGGATGAGTCAGGCATTGATACCTTCCGAGTCAAGATCAAGAACTATGCAAGTTCAATGTCTCTCGGTGGCGGCAAGAAAGTTATCATTATCGATGAAGCAGATTATTTGAATCCAAACTCAACTCAGCCAGCCATGCGTGCTGCGATGGAAGAGTTTGCTCATAACTGCACTTTCATCATGACTTGTAACTTCAAGAATCGCATTATTGAACCACTGCATTCTCGTTGCGCTGTAATTGAATTTAAACTTCGTAAAGAAGATAAGCCAAAGATGGCTGCTTCATTTATGAAGCGTGCATCAGAAATCCTTGCTAACGAAAAGATTCCGTTTGACAAAGCAGTTCTTGTTGAGGTTGTCAAAAAGCATTTCCCAGATTATCGCCGCATTCTAAATGAACTGCAGCGATATTCTGTCAGTGGTAAGATTGACGCTGGCATTCTTTCAAGCATTGCTGAT